TATTTGGATCCTGTGACCAAGTAACCAAGACAGACGACTTAATCAAATCAGGCTATCTGTCTAAATTTAGGATCAAAATACTGCTTTGTAAACACCCTCCGCAACACTTTGAAACATATCATGATGAAATAGATTACTTAGTTGAGCATAAGGGGAGGAATAACTTAATCAAAAATTTAGTAAGAGACCTAGATGGTAACACTCTTGTGCTGTTCAATTATATAGAGAAGCATGGAGAGCCTTTGTATGATTTGATAAATAGTAATGTTAAAGAAAATCGGAAGGTTTTCTTTGTCCACGGTGGAACAGAAGTTGAAGACCGTGAAGAAGTTCGTCAAATTACGGAGCAAGAAAATGATGCGATTATTGTTGCCAGTTATGGCACTTTCAGTACTGGGATTAACATTAAGCGGTTGCACAACATCGTCTTCGCCAGTCCCTCCAAGTCCAGAATCAGAAATCTCCAGTCAATCGGGAGGGTACTTCGGGTCAGCACTGCAAAAGAAATAGCAACATTATATGATGTAGCAGATGATATAGGTGGACAAAACTATACTATAAAACATTTAAACGAAAGAGTTAATATATACAACGAAGAAAATTTTAAGTATGAAGTAATTAAAATAAATCTAAAGGTAGGGTAATGGAACCAGATTTTATAGCAACAATCAAACTTATTACTGGTGAGGAACTTATATCAAAAGTTTCTTACATGCCAGATGATGATAGTCTTGTGCTTGAAAATCCAATGACAGTAATGCAAATAGATCAACAGAAAAAGAATCTTAGAATAGCAGGATTTGCTTTAACAGAATGGATTCATTCTACTTTTGATCATATGTTTATTTTACCAAAACAACATGTCCTTACTATGACTGAAATTGAAGATAAAAATATTCAAAATTTTTATATTAATACTGTTCAAAGACATATTGTAGATCTTAATGCATTTAAAGATTCTCAACAATCAATGCCATTTACTCGTGAGATGGGCAATATAGGGTCTGTGCAGAATACTAAAAAATTATTAGAGGATCTATATAAAAGAAGCTAGAACCTTCCGTTGAACCCTGACAGAGTTAGTCTACTGCGTTTGTTGGGGGTTGTCAAGCCCCCTTGACATAAGTTCCATAATCCATTATACTAAAGACAACGGAAAGTCTATAATGAAAAAGAAGACAGAATATTACGTCAACAATAAAGAGTTTCTGCAAGCAATTACTGTCTATCGTAATTCTGTCATAAAGGCACGTGAGAATGGTGATCCAAGACCTCGTGTTCCGAATTACATAGGTTCTTGTTTCTTGAAGATTGCTACACACTTATCGTATAAACCGAACTTCGTGAACTATATGTTTCGTGAGGATATGATATGTGATGGTATTGAGAATTGCTTACAGTACATAGATAACTTTGATCCATCAAAAAGTACCAATCCCTTTGCATATTTTACACAGATAATTTACTATGCTTTTCTCAGACGTATTCAAAAAGAGAAAAAGCAGATGGAAATTAAAAACAAGATTCTTGAGAAGTCGGGTTATGATGAGGTAATGCATACTGATTCATATACTGGTGACATGCAAGGAATGAATGCTAATCAAGCAGACATGGGTAGCATCAAAGAAAACATAGAAATCAAAATGAACCGCTAATGGATGAAGATCATTTGCCCGAACACATCAATAATCTTTGGGAGGACATGGATCGTCTCAATGCATTATATGAAGAGCTCATGTGGGAACATGACCTTGAATTAGAATTTAAAGCAGACTATAAAAACAATCGTATTATTATAAGACCTTATGAATCTCCTTGAAGTACAATTAGCAGTAGTAAAAAAGATGAGGGAATTATATCCCGACTCTAGAGCAGTATATTCTATTAAGACACGGCTATGCGATTAACTCAAGAAGTTATTGACAAAATTCAATTAGCAATGACTCACACCAAAATGAACGGTGAAACCAACTGGAAAGATGGTGATGAGATAGATGTATGTCTAGGTGGCACATTTGCTGGTGATAAGTTTATCTCTATCATAAACAGGACACGCAGCAATACAACTAAGCAATGAAGATAGCAGTCATAACAGATCAGCATCTTGATGGACGTAAAGGTTCTCTTGCGTTCTGGAACTATTGGAATAAATTTTACAATGAAATATTTTTCCCTACTCTTGAGCGAGAAGGTATCACCACAGTCTTTGATTTGGGTGACACATTTGATAACCGAAAGTCTATGGACTATAATACTTTTGCTAGGATTAAGGCAAATTATTTTGACAGACTTGAAGGGTATGATGTACACATGATTCTTGGGAATCATACAACGTATTATAAGAACACAAATAAAATAAATTCACCAGAGCTCCTCTTACAACACCTTGAGAATTTTCACCTATATACCTCTGTTAAAGAACTTAAGATAGGCGGTAAGAAATTTTTGATGCTTCCTTGGATTAATGCTGGAAACAGTGAAGAGTCAATGAAAGCAATAGAAGAATCAGATGCTAGTATAGTATGTGGTCATTTAGAACTCAATGGGTTTGAAGTGACACCTGGAATGAAATTTGATCATGGTGGATTAGAACCATCTGTTTTCAAGAAATATGATCGTGTTTGGTCTGGGCATTTTCATCACAGATCAAAGAGAGGTAATGTACAATACCTTGGCAATCCTTATCAGATGTTCTGGAACGATTACAAAGATCAAAGAGGATTTCATATCTATGATACTGAAACAGATAAACTTAGATTCATTAAGAACCCGTTTGAGATTTTCCAGAAGGTTTTCTATAATGACATTGAGAACGATTACTCCAACTTCAGTACAGATCATTTTAAGGATAGTTTTGTTAAGGTTATTGTTGAGGAGAAGCGTGATTATACGCAGTTTGAGAACTTCGTGGAGAAACTCTATAGAACAGGAGTCTATGATGTTAAGATCGTTGAAACATTGGTTGACACCGAGGCGGTGGATGATGTAGACTTGAGTATCAAGGATACACTGACTCTTTTGTCAGAGTATATTGATGAGATAGAACTGTCGGTAGATAAAACCGATCTCAAAAAACTTATGCAATCTCTATACATAGAATCATGTGAGGTAGTGTAATGTATATGTACGTCATCACTTTAAAAGATAATCCACAAGGAATATATTCTGTTTTTGATTCTCAAGATCAGAGGATTGTTCCTTTATTTGTTGAAGAAGATGATGCTGATCGTTATGTTATGACCTTAGAAGATGATGTTGAGAATCCAGAGCTAGAAGTTTTAGAATGTGTACCAGATCAGATTATTAGTGCTTGTAGATCACAAGGTCAAAGATTTTCTATTATAACTGGTGATACTCTTATTGTTCCACCTACTGAAGTGATAAAACCTACTAAGAAAGAATGATTATATTTGAAAAGGTTCGTTGGAAGAACTTCCTGTCAACAGGGAATGTTTTTTCTGAGGTAGATCTTCAGCGTTCACGAACTAATTTGATTGTCGGTACTAATGGATCGGGCAAGTCAACCATCTTAGATGCGTTGACCTTTTCTTTGTTTGGAAGACCATTTAGAAAAGTTAGTAAAAGTATGCTGGTTAATAGTGTCAATGAGAAAGACACTATGGTTGAGATAGAATTTAGTATTGGAAATAATAAGTATACTATTGTACGTGGGATTAAACCTAGTAAGTTTATCATCTATTGTAATGGTGAGCCGTGGGATGAGGATTCCAAGGCAGTAGATCAACAGAAGAATTTAGAACAGAATGTATTGAAGATGAACTACAAGTCTTTTACACAGATTGTAGTGTTGGGATCAAGTACCTTTGTTCCTTTCATGCGTTTACCAGGAGCACAACGTAGAGAGATCATTGAGGACATCTTAGACATCCAAGTATTCTCTGTGATGAATGGTAAGTTAAAAGATAAGATTAGAGAGAATAGAGAAGAGGTAAAGGATTTAGATTATCAAGTACATCTTCTAGAGGAGAAGATTGAACTCCAAAAGAACTATATGATGGAGTTACAAAAGAAAGCCTTAGCAGAAGTTGATAAGAAGAAGGAAAAAATTGTAGAATTTCTTAATGAAGAGGAGAATTCTAATGAGGAACTTAACAATTTGACATTACAAATTGGTAAGATTAATGAAGAAATGTCAGAGTACTCCAAGAGTTCTGATAAATTGAAGAAATTAAATACCATATTGATTAAGTTAAAGACCAAGTTAAACACCTGTAAGAAGGAACATAAGTTCTTTGAGGACAATCATGTGTGTCCTACATGCACTCAAGATCTATCAGATGATTTTAGAGATGGAATGATAGAAAATGGGAAAGCAAAACTAGATGAAATGCATGGTGGATATGAAGAACTTACGACAGCCATTGAAGCCGAAGAGAAAAGAAATGA